TTGAACTACTTGTAATACTTTACCGCCACCAGCAGGTGTAGCCCATTTTAATCCTGTAGCAGTGCTGCTATCCGCAGTAAGCACTGAAGCATTTGCACCGACGGCTAATCTTGCAACTGTGTCAGCTGCGGTTGCTGCAATGATGTCGCCTTTAGCATCAACAATAGTTTTCGCAATTGCTGCTCCAGCATTGTTAAATACTGTTGTGTCAATAGCAGTTCCAAGTGATCGGATTGCTGCTGCGCCATCTTTAACTAGCGCGGTATCATCTGGAGTGCTCCAGCTGTAATTAGTAGTGGTTGCCATTTTGTCCTATTCTCAGGATACGATTGTAGCGTATTCCCATGTCAATGTTGGGTCTATTGTTTGCCATGTTTCGGTTATTGGAACGGTATTCCATCTCATCGCAAATTGGCTATAAGCCACCGGCGACAAGTTAATTGTCAGGAATAATTCATTGAACCTAGTGCTCCATGACCAGCCTTCAACATATCCCTCAAACACACCGTTTGAGATTTGAGCGGGTAGGTTTTGGATGTTTAAAGGTTGTCCCATGAATACGCCTAGCAGATTATCCCGATCACTATTATCAATATCTGGATTTGTGATTGGAAAGGTAATGCTTTGGAATGCTAGTTGTGGAAATGCTCGTTGGGCAATATAGCGATCTGCCACAGCTTGAGCATCTACAGCTGAGTGAAGCACTGTGTTTAGGCTTTCGGCTTTGTAACCATAAGTTGCAATTGATTCTGCTGAGGTTGCAGTTTCTTGGGATCCAAAGTTGTTGCCATAGTTTATGTAAATATCATTTCTAATATCACCTGATCGAGTGATTGTGCTAAGTCCTTGACCTAAAGCATGACGAGCATCAAGATCAACATAACCATTGGCTAAGAGATAAGTTTGTCTGTGGTCTGCATCGGCATATCCGATGTTTCCTTCATTGTCCTCATATAAATATCCAAATGCTGAGTTTGCTATTAGTTGAGCAATGTTGAAAATTGTATCTACATCGGCTGCTCTGTTTTCCATTGTATATAAGCCCGGCTGATCTATCTCACCAAGTCCTAGATTTTCAGCATTAGCCCATGTTGTAGTTGCATCATAACCTGCCCAAGTTGTAGCTGCTGGAACATCATTCCAAGAGCCAAGCAATACGCTGGACAATAGATCATAGATTTGGTTGCCATCTTCATCTTGTGAGATTGTGCCTGAATATAATTCTTTTGCTAACTTGACAAGTGATCCCATTGCAAGGACTGTGTATTGAATAACGGTTGCAATTGACCCAGTAGCACCAACACTTACAGTTAAATCTGTAATATCTCCACCAAATACATTTACATAAGTTCCTGCTGTGTTCTTGACTTGCAGACTTAGACTGTCGTTAATGTCAAATGGCAATGTTTGAGCATTTAATGCAACAAATGTAATCTGCAAATAAGAAGGATTAGGTTGCTGATAAATATCTGTTCGACCAGCCTGATGCTGAATATCGCTTATGGCTATGTCGGTGTAATCAACACCTGCAACTGTAAGTTTCCAATCGGGTGACCAAGCAGTCATTATCTACCCACTGTTGTTCCGACTAACAATCCTTGTGATCTTGCTGCGCTTTGATTAAGCACACTTGCCACAGCTCTTGCAGCACCTTCGCCATCAATAGCATTTACAGTTATGTTTGTAACTCCACCGCCTGTTGTATAACCGCCATTAGGTCTTGTTGGAACTGCTGGCAACTTAGATGATGGTGCTGGGTTAGGTAATGCTTTAAGATTAACTCCGGGAATGATATTAACTGCTCTGATCAATTCATTGGCAAGTGATACAACTAAGCCAATTGCTTCTCTTAGGAATGTAATAAATCCTGAAATGATGCCTGAGATAGCTGCAATGGTTTTGCCAAAACTTTCAGCACCTCTTTGAGTTTCTGTTAATGCTGCACTTAATCCTGCATCACCTGTTAATCCTGCAATAAATCCATTAAGCGTTGGAATACCTTTTTCGCTTAAAAATGTAATAAACTTTTCTACAAATGGCAGTAATGCTGTTCCTAAACTTTCCTTCGCCTCATCAAATCCAACCTTTAAGCGATCAATTTTGCCTTGAAAGGTTTCTGCGTTTGCAGCTGCTGCGCCACCATAAAGTTCTGATAATTTAGCCTGAACTTCGGTAAAAGATAATGTTGAAAGTTCGGCTTTAGATAATCCAAGTCCTAATCTACCAAGAGCTGTTGTATTCCCATCCTGAGCACGACCCAAAGCGTTTGCGACTGTTTCTAATTCAATTCCTTTGCCTTTTGAGATATCTAACGCAAGTCCTAATAATCTTTGTGCCTCACCTGTATCTTTTGTGCTGACTGCAAGTCTTTGCATGGCTGGTCTAAGTTGATCATCAGCAACGCCTGATGCAAGCGATGTTTTAAGAATAAAATCTTCTGTTGCCTTAATTTGACCTTCTGTTGCCCCTGTGGCAGCCCGTAATGCATTGGCTAACCTAAGTTGTGCTTGCTCATCTTCTATTGCAGCCTTGACCCCATCAACGGCTAATTTAGTGCCATAGGCAACGGCAGCAGCACCAGCAACTGCAAATGCAGCAGCAGCCTTCTTTCCAAATGCCGCTATTTTTTGGCTGTTAGTTTCAACGGCATTATCAGCTTGATCTAATTTCTTTTTTAAGTCATCAATATCCGCAAGGATTTTGAGCGATAAGGTTCTACTATCTCTTGCCATTATGACCACTTATCCAAAATGCGATTGTATGCAGCTTCCCACTTGTTAATCAATTCAGGTTGAATTCTGCGAAGCGTTGGATAGATAAACCATCCACGCGAACCTCTGCCTTGTCGTCCTGAATATGTAGGGAACTGTTTGAACTTATTAGATCCAAACTCAACACCACCCCATAAGGTTTGCGTGTTAGCCCCACCTGAAAACTTCTGTCGTGCGAAACCATATTTGAACTCACCGATTTTGCTGGACTTTGAAATGCTAACGCCATCCGCAACTCTTTGCGCAACCTTGCCTGATTTTGTTCGACCTCTAGCTGCTGTTTTAATTTCCTCAGCTGCGTATGTCGCCAGAGCAGCAGATTGAATTCTTGCTTCCTCAGTCGCTTGAACATCCATAACTTTGAAAGCCTTGAGAATATCGCGTATGTCATTGCGACTGTAAGCAATGGTTTCACTTGCCATACCTCGCCTCCAATATCTCTATCGCTGTCAATATGTCGTCTGCATCAACCCATTCACTCATTGGTATTTGTGTGGCAATTGCCAACTCAACCAATAATCTGTTTAGGCTTCCTGCTGGATGACTTTTGGGTCTGCATCACCGACTATTACATCGGCAATAGTTTCCATCCAAGCCTCAAATGGTTTAACTGGTTTTCCAGCAGCTTCGCGCTTATGTGCGTTGTATGCTAAAAACATCAGATCCCACATGCCAAGTTTTTCTTTTGCTTGGCTAATAGTATGACCAGTTGATTTTTCCCACTTAGCCCACTCAGGCGGTTGGGCAATATATGTTGCTTGCTCGCCTGAGTTATATTCAATTGTAATTGGTAACTTCATTTTTTGCTCCCGTTTCTATTTCTTAACTGAATGTTTCTGTTACTTCACCCTTGCTAACTGTGAAAGTAAATGCAACAGTTTGTGCATCTACACCTGAGCCACCGGCTGTTGGAAACTCTGGCTTTACTGGAAACACAAATTGTGCTCCTGTTGCAGCTGTCATTGTGATAGATATATCTGTGTCTGGTGCTGTTTCTGCTGCTGTCCAGATTGCTTCACAAACTGAGTTTGCCTTGCCCCAATCAGCCAACATTTCTAGTTCAAATGTTCCTGAGATGTTTGTGGTTTTGTAAGCCTCGCCATCAAGTGTTTGATACACCTGACGATCATTGACTTTTGTTAAAATTGCGCTGGTTGCTTGTGCATCGATGTCTGTTCCACCTGTGAAAGACAACGAAACATCGCGACCTGTAATAACTACGGTTGCCATTATTTCTCCTTAGACTGTGCGTGTGTAGTAGGTAGATACTCGAACATCTGCAATAAGCAAAGTCGATGCTCCGACTGTGGTGACTGTTGGTCTTTCGACCGAGCTGACAATGTATCCTGTTGGAATTACTGCCAGAACGCTGATAACTAACTGCTCGATATTGTCGAGTGATGCAGGATTGCTGTTATATGCAACTGCAACTGAAATCGTAAAATTAATCTTTGCGCGAATGTTTGATTTGCTAATCGTTTCAAATTCTAGATATGGGCTATCTGGAACAACTACTACAGCTGGTGGAATAACTGTTTCAGGAACAAATGAATAAACATTTCCTGCAACGCTAGATAAAGCGGTTGCTAAAGGTGTTCTAATCTGTTCAAGTATTGTTTGGTTAGCCATTTATTGACACATGCTTTCGGTGTCTATGTAACTTCCCAATATCCCGACGCACTTATTGAAAAGCGATCTGCCCATGCGGAACGGCGTACTGGTAAAATCGACACCCTCTATTTGTCCTCCACCTGCAAGTCTGGCTTGGAAGACTTCAACTGAAACTGTGTAGACGGCTGATTGAACAGCTGCATTTCCAACATAAGTTGATCCGCCAGAAAGGGCAGCAACTCCGGATGGGATGACATTAGCCTCGAGTATGTCGGCATTAGTGATCGATTGCGAAAAGGTATATTGTCCAAGATTATCTGCCAGCACAACTCTTGTTCCGTTGTATGGGCTTCCGCATCCTGTGATGATGACTGTTTGTCCTTCGGTGAATTCATGTATTCCTAGTGTAGTGAAAGTAGCGACATTATCAGTCAGCGATACTTTCTCGATTGGGCTTTTGAATGTAACAAGCATTGGCAGAATAACTGTTTCTGCTGTGTCAATAATTTGATTTAAGTAAGCATCTGAATACAAGGAAGATGACACACCAAGCACAGAGCGCAATTCGCTTGCGGTAATTATGGTTGGCATGTCATCTCCTTTAAGTCTCCCATTATTAGCTGCCTACCAGCGGGAGCACCAGTAGGCATTAAGGGCTTACTTAGTTCTTGTTGAACCAAACTGCGCCACCAGCAATTTTAACTGCAAGTGCGCCGTAGCCATAGTAAGCAACAGATACTTGACCAGTTGCTGTGATGTCTGAACG